TGCAAGACGTAAACAGGTGATAAAAGCAATTTATAAAGAAAAGTTTAATAAAGATTAAATTGAACTTTCTAAGTTTTTTAATTTTAGAAAATTTAATTGGTCAAATTTCTCAACTTTAATTCTTTCTATTGTTTCAGATAATTTAGTTTTTATTTCAAACTCCTCTTCTTTTTCCAACATTGTGTTAAGCTTAACAATAGTGTTTTCACGTATAGTTTCGAACTTAGTTTCTAAAGATTGAACATCTTCAGATATAATTTGTAAAAATTCTTTTTTAGAATTTTCATCAAGATTTTCTATGTAATTATTTAATGTTTGATTAGCAATACTAACCATAGTTTTAATTGGAATATTAATTGACTCCTTAACTATTTCATTTTTAGATGAAATTAATTTAATAATATTTTTCTTTGAATTAACTCTTTCCAATAAATCTAATTTATTGATATAAACCAATGAATCAATATCAGAATACTTATTTTCAACAGTTTCTAAAACCATTGGAGTTTTAATATCAGACACCAATTTTTGAATAAGGGTTATACCTTCTTCTAAAAATTCTTTAGAATCAGACTCTGACAATCCTTGAGGTGTACTTAATTGGTCATATAAAGAATACAATTTTGACATTGTTTTATTGTTCAAAACATTGTGTTTGAATTCTTTTAATGATTTCTTGAAATCTTTCTCATTTTTGTAAGATTCAAGTAAGTTTTTTTCAATTATGGATTTAATTTGTCCGAATGTCATTTTGTCTATTTTCAATATAAATATTACGAGTTTAGTAACTTATCCAATTCTTTTGAAATTTCTCCTAAAGATTCTTGTCCATGACCTAAATCTATAAAAGTTTTTCCTTTAATAAAATTATTTTCAATTAAAATATTCATATTTGGTAAAGTTGATTCTGGTGTAATAGTTGCCTCAGTTGGTAATGCTCCTCCCTCTTCTCCTGCTGGTACTTCGGTTGGTTCACTAAATGACTCACCACCTGCCGGAGGAGGTGTAAATCCTCCCAATTCTTCACCACCACCAGGTGTTGTTTCAGCACCTGCGGTAGGAGTAGAACCTGAAGTATTTCCATATAATTTATCAATATTATCGAATATACCTGTTTTAGTAATAACTGTTGGTGTTGCCTTAAGTTCTTCACCAACCGCTCTTTCAATTCTTTGTTGTTGTAAATCTAATCTGATTTCTTCATCAGAGAATCCAAATATATGTTTCTTAGCCCAAGTTGATGATACTGGTTGAATACCATTTCCTGGGTCAGAAACTAAATCTTTGTATAATAAAACTTTTTCTTTCCAAACATCAATTTTTAATAAATCAGCTTGTGTTGATGGGTTAGTTAAACCTAACGTAAAGTTTTGTAATTCGTCTTCAAATCCAAGTAAAAATAAATGTACAATAGCAATTTTATTTAACTCTTGAATCATACTTTTTTGAACCCTATTAATTGTACGAGCAAAACGGATATCTTGTAAAGATAAATTTTTACCATCACCAACAACTTCTTCAAATCCTAAGAATGCTTTTGGAACACGAAGAGCCGTTAATAATTTCTTTTGAATATATTCAATATCTGCAATTTCTGATAAATTTGTTGCTCCAGGTAATGTTGTAATTGGGTCTGGTGCTGCAGGGTCACGAACAGGAATAAAATAATCTTGGTCAACCGCCATTTGGTTAAACCTCATATCCACATTACCAGTCTTGCTATCCACAACTTGTTCTCTTTTAAACTTGTTGGCTACTCGTTGTACATAAGCCTCAACGTCATCATCATTCATGTTACCAACAAATACTTTAAATAATTTTCTTTCAGGTGCACGTGATGTACGATAGATTAACATAGCGTCTTCACACAACAATAGTTGTTTCCAAATACGTCTTGCTTTTTCCAACATAGATGTACCATAAGGAAGTTTTCTGTCATCACCTAATAATCTAAAGTGAGCAATCTCCCATGATTGGAATTCCATATTTTTGTTCTTCCAAGTAAAATGTAAGGCTTTCTTATCTTTGTCTAATTCTTTTGTAATATCAACAGATATCTTTGCCGTTACCCCAACCTCATGACGTTCAATTTCAATGGTGGGTAATTGTTGTATACCAACAACACCTTTTTCAGGGTCTAATTTTAAGTAAACAAAGTTATCACCATACTTACAAGTGTTTCTTGTCCACATAGGTAAATTGGTGTTAATATCTAATGAGTTATTAAATAAATCGGCTAATACCGATTTAATTCTTTTTGACTCAGAATAAATTTGAAGAATAAAACCATCTTCATTTGTGGTTGTAGATTCTTCGGCATAAATGTCAAGTGCTGCAGAAATCTCAGGAGTATATTCCATCGACTCATAATCATACTGAGATGATAATCTTGATGGTTCATAATAAATTGCTTGAGAATATAAATTGTTTTCAACTTTGGCCCATTGATTTGTTAGATAAAAAGTTTGTTGAGCTTGTAATTTTTCCCTTTCAAAATCATCACGATTTTGAGTACGTAAAAGTTCTTGTTTATCAAACTTAAAAGTAGGGTAGTCTTGTTTTAATAATGAGTTTGGTCCAAATGTTTTTGAAAGTCTTTGCCAAACGGTTAAATTATTTTCGCTCATAAATCAATTTTACTTATTATCCTAATAATATAAATAGTTATTTACCACCAAATAACCAACCATATTTTTGATAATCGGCTTTGGTCGCACTTTGATTCATCATCTGACCATCTCTACCCATTTGAGGTACCATGGGATTAAAAAACTCTGAAGAATTTTTATTTTCACTAATTGTTGTTGCCCAAGAATTAATCATTGCTTTTGTGTGATTTGTAACCTTTTCAATTGATTGAAATGATTTCTCGGCGACATACATCGCCATCGATATTGACATAATACAATCATCGTGATGACCTTTTTGATGGTCAGGTCTTCCGTTAATATAAACAAAAGTATTCATCTCATTGTATAACCTACTTGAACGAACTTTAAATCCGTGTCTAAGGTTTTCCTCATAAGCGGCGATAATTTGAACTCTTTTATTGTTAAAATTAATACCAGGAATTTTTTCATTTATTTTTGGGTCCCATTTCCATTTATTTGATGTATCCACGTTATCAACATACAAACCAGATTGGTATCCCATCTCTTGTAATTTCCTTGCTGTTGAGACCCCCATACCTCCCGTTAAATCGACAACACAATACGCGTTGTACATAGTTCCCCATTTGTAAGCAACTTCCGCCAGAACGTCAGGTGGAAGTTTTCCAACATATTCCAAAACTTGTTCTCGAATATCAAAATCTATAATTTGAATACAAGAAAAATCCTCGGAATCTCCTCTTGAAACATCGACACCCATAACATACTTATGACCGTTTTCTGGTTCTTTAAAAATCCATAATCCACCACCCATCATTTTTGCTTGGGGGTCAGAAAGTTGATTTTTAGATATATTTTGCATTAAATCAGAATCAAATACGTTATCACCCGAACCTAAGAAGTTACATTCCAATTCCTGAGCAACTTTTCTTCGGTCAAATTTTAACTTCTTAACCATACCCTCAAACCAAGATGAACAAGGTTTATACCCCTGCTCAATATAGTCAGTAACTATTGAGTGGTCTCTTTCATATGGATTTGGCATTGATAAATCAATAACAACTTCATCAAGTTTATATTCTTCTCTGTTAAGTAAGAAGTGAACTAAATCATTTGTTTTAACCATATACAAATCTTTTGTATATCTTGGGTCACGATACCAAAACATCTCAGATATTTTGAAATCATTCATACCTCTTAAAGATTGGTCGTAAATTTCATAATAAATTGCGTCATATCCGTTTGGTGTTGAAACCACAATAACTTTACCACCCGTAGATAGGGACGCCATACAAGCTGCCCAAAAATCACCATCAGCTTCAATATATGCTGCCTCGTCAAATATTAATATGGTTGGGGTATAACCACGAAGAGCATCCTTAGATGTTGCAACGGCTTTAACCTCACAATTATTATTTAATTTAAAATGTCTTGCAGCATTTTTTTCTGGTGAAAAACCAATACCAACCCACGCAGGCCATTGTTCTGTAAACCCTCTAATCTTATTTGCCATTTCCACGGCAGTATCCAACTTATTGGCGATGATTAGAACTTTTTCTGGTTTATTTTTTTGGGCAAAAGATATCTTTTTTGATGCCCATGCGGCTGTAACAGTTGACACACCTGCCTGACGATACTTTAACGCAACATTTTCATTATATTTGTCGTAATCGTCAATTAAACTTACTTGGTCAGGAAAAAGGTCTAAGGGGACATACTTAGAAACAGTATTGTCGTATGTTTGTAAATAAGTACGAAGTGCGTAAGGAGTATTCCTCATACACTTCGTAAGTTCTATTATTAATTGTTCTTTAGTCACAAATAAATTTATTAAGGTCTCTCGATACCTAAACCACGTAAAAAGTCGTCTAAATCATCATCGTCATCATTACCAGAATCAATATTTTCTTCTTCTTTTTCGTTCTTCCAATTTTCAAAATCTTCTTTCACACTTTTAGCTTTATTCATGATTTCAACAAATTTTGACTTTGCTTTATTTACTTTAGAAGAATCTTCAGAAATTGCATCTCCAACAATACCTAAAATTTGTTCGGCAGGCATTTTGTATAACTCAATTTTAAAAAAAACAATTAAACCTTTATTTTTTGTATCAAACATTTCGTCAGGTAATACAAATCTTAATTGTTCAACAATTTCAGGTCCAATTCTTAATTGCATTGGTTCATTAGCCAATGTATCTGTTTGTCCCATAACTTTTTGACGCATTGAAGGGTCTGTTGGTAATCCGTGTCTACCTGTCGCTTCTTCTAACCCTTTAATAATTTCATGACATAAAATTGGGAAGATTAAACCTGTTGCAGTAATTTTAGTATCTGGTTGGTATTCACCTTCTTCACCACCTTCTTCTTCCTCGTCAGCATCACCTAATTCAACTTTACCCGCAACACCTTGTCCTGTCTGACTCATCATTTCAATCATTTTTTCGATTGTAAAATACAAGAAATCGTTAATTGCCATAATCCACAAATAATCACCATACAATGATGGGTCAATCGCATCTAATCTTGATTTAACTTCAGGTTTTTGGAAAAGGTAATGTCCTTTTTTCGCTGAGCCTTGAATGATGGCGTTGATTATATTTCTTTTATGTTTTTCTAATTCTAAAATTTCTTCATCAGTTAAATCATCAATATCAAATGAAGGATATTGTGGTTGTTTTGGTTTTTCTTCATCTTCTTCGTTATCCTCATCTTCAGGTTCAAACCTAAAATTACTTGTATCTGGCATACCTAAAGTTGCCTCAATTTGATACCAATCAGAGGGAACTTCGGCCTCTTCTAACGATGCTTCTTTAGCTAAGTCAATAAGTTCTTGAGTGTGACGAGATTCAATTCCCATAACTGAACGTGTTTTGTTCATCATTTCACCTATCAACATTTGTTGAACTTGTTTTGAACTTAAATCTTGAATATCCGTAACATCTCTTAATTTATCTGCAACTTTTTGAAATCTTTGACTAACTAATCTTTCTACATCTTTAACCCCTTTTTTCATTGCAGGATTTTTAGCATACAATCCTTCAGGACTTGCTAATTTTCTTTCCAAATTTGGGTCCATTCTTTCAGGAGTATTCCCGTAATCTATTTGTTCATTAAATTTCTTTGCCATCTTATTTTTTTAACATATTTAAAATTACGTCAATAATTTCTTCTTTAGCGGTTTCAGGTGAAATTTTTCTAGCCTTTGGTGCTGGATTTTCTCCTGGATTTGGGTTCTTACCCGGATGACTAGGCTTTGATGGCTTAGTTGTTGGTTTTGTTGTTGGTTTAGTCGTAGGTTTTGGTGGTGCAACCGCAGGTTCCGCTTCCATAATATAATTCATCAAATCACCTTTAGTAATCTTTGGTGGCATATGTTTTTCAACGATTCTTATAATTTCGTTCTCCAAAAACAAAGATACGGGATTTTTTCCTTCTTTCAATTGTTTTTTTACTTCTCTAACACATCTTTCCCATTTTCTTGATTTTTTAGGACCAACTTGTGAATGACAAATAGCCCAAGGATTTGGACCATCTTTCTTTTCTTCAAACATTCCCATACCGTCTGTTTCATCACCAAATCCATCATCAGATGAAGGACCTACTTGATGAGGGTCTTGAGTTTCAGTATCTTTATTTGGGTCTAAGGTTACTTCTTCTTCTTCGTCAATCTCACCCTCTTTAGTTGTAACCATAACTTTTTTAGTTGATGGGTCTTGGCTGATAACAACTCCATTAACTTCTCCACCTTTTGGACCAACTTCATAAGTTTTTTTATTTGGGACTTCAGTAACTTGTTCTCCCAATAATTTTGAATGTAATACGTTAATCTGTGATTCAGTTAACTTACTAACTGTTTTAGATGATAAACCTTTATCAATCAATTTAAGTGCTTTTTTATTAATTTTCATATATTAATTTTTTTTCAAATTCTAATACTAAATCTCTTTCATAGAGTTTGTCTTTTATTTCATCTTCAGAAGAACCAAATCTAAA